TCTGTCAACTCTTCGGTATGAAACTGAAACAAACAATGACACGGCGGAAGCGCACAATGGTCAACCCAATAAGGATGCCATGCCGAAACAATCAATCGGCGGTCGTTTGGATTGGATTTTAATTTATCAATCACCTTTTGAATCTGGTCAACGTTTCCTCTGAAATCATGTAATTCGGGAACTCCATCGGTAAGTCTGCCTGTAGGCTCAGGCATCGGATTCAGATATGGAAAATCTCTCCACATTCCTCCGTAAGTTCCTTCTCCTAAGTCTCCCCATTGTTTTGCGAATGAAGGATTAGATTTAATCAAAGACGAGAACTCTTCTATTGTAAGAATATTCCCTTGTAGAGGAGTACCTATAAATTCAGGATTTGCTGCAAGACCGTCTTTTTGTTGTTTTACATATTTAACGTATGCCCATTCGTCCCAAATATGAACATCATTATCCACAAGATACTTAATATTTGTATCGCCCTTCAACATCCATAGAAGTTCATGCACGATACCTTTGAACCAAACCTTCTTGGTAGTCAAGAGCGGGAATCCTTCTGAAAGGTCAAACTTAGCTTGCGCTCCGAATACACCAATCGTATCAACGCCGGTGCGATTAACGTGGCGTTTGCCTTCTGAAAGTACGAGATTTAATAGGCGGAAATATTCTTGGTCGGCATTCATTTTCGTATGTATTTGAAGTAAAGTTCTAAGGTTTCAGCGTCAAAGTAATCCGTTATACTAAACGGCAGTGCGCCATTAAATTTTCTAAATCCGCTGATAATTTTGCGTAATGCAGCGTTTTCTTTATCGGAATTTTCTAAAGCATTAGCTAGTGATTCAACCATATCAATCCATTCTGATTGGTCAAGCTCATGCTCACCGACTAATATAGCTCTTACAGCTTGAATGAGTTTTGAGTTATCCATGTAAATCTACTACCTGTTCGCTCATAAAGCCGCTTAGCAGTCTAAAATATTCTGCGTCTGTATTATTCATATAATTGTTCTATACATATACCAAATTCTTTTGCTAACGTCAATCCAAAAGTATCTTTATCATATAAATGACGAAATACTATTTTTTTGACTCCATACGCAGCAAGAGATTTGACACACTCTCCACAAGGGCACATTGTTACTGCCACTAAATCGCATTCTCCTACCTTCGTGTAACGCAACATATTAATTTCGGCATGAAGAACGCGTTTCCTGCGTTCGTCTCTTTCGTTCCAATTAATTTCTATCCCCGGTGGAGAACCATTATATCCTAAAGAACAAACAGAACGATTTTTTCTTAAACCACATGCACCTACTTTTACATACGGGTCTTCCGACCTTTCGGACGCTGTGAAAGCAAGCCGCATCGCGTATTCTTCCCAAGATAATCGTTTCTTTGTTCCCATTTTAGTTTAATCTATGTGATTATGATAAGAGTGGAGTAATGCAAAAATATGATATGTAACCGTTGTAAAACTAATAAAACCAAACAGAACTATAAATTTAGTATCCTTTTGTTTTTAAGTATTTATCGACAGCGTTTGCTAGTCTCTTAGGCACGGCATCAATATTTTCAAGCGTGGGATTAGGACCAGTAATTTCAGTGAGTGCTTTAGGCATGACTACGCTGATATTAATATATCCGTCAGAGTAATCGTAGTGCCAAATTGGTTTCTTATTTTCATCTAGTACGACCATGAACTCACCCTCAGTCTTGATTAGAGGATGAATTGTGGTATCATCAATTAAGTAATATATTTTGGTAGCCATATGTTTTATTGTATGGTGCTTGGCGCGTCTGTCAAGGACCGATGCCACTTTTTTATCTCATCACGAGACATCACAGCGAAGTCTTTCTTGGGAGGTAAACGTATTTCAACCTTTGACTCATTATAGTATTTAAGTAGTTTCTTTTTTATATCCTCGGCGGCAATGTTGCCGACACTATTGTTACCCGGTTCATTGTTGGTGGCGATTATGATTCGTTTTAAGGAAGAATTACTTAGCAGGAACTTCAACGTTTTTGCGTTCAAATGAACACCAAACAAACAAAGAACATTCCGAATTTCCGATTCCCATAAATGAAGCACACAGTTCGGAGATTCCACCAGAATGATTTCCTCAGCGTGTTCTATTATTTCTTTATTTAAGTGGAGAGGCCAGACCCAGTCGGTTTTTGTGCCAATGTGTTTCCATTTCGCCAAACTATCGTAAGGTAATTCCTTTTGATGCCATCTACCCGTAAATCCAATGATTTCGCGTCGTTCGTTATAAATAGGGAAACAATAGCGCCGACCTAGTTTACCGTTTTGTGCAAGACCGACTTCAAACAGTTTCAAAGTCTCTTTAGATATACCCGCCTCCAAGTACATATCCCAATGAGGAAGCAAATTAAGCAATACACTACAGTCGTAAATTTTGTGCTTTTTTAGAACTTGCTTAGGAACGTACCCTTTAGCTTCTAATTCCGCCGCTTGGATGTATTTTTCCAAATCCTCGGGATTGCCACCAATTAGATTCAAAAGTTGCCGAAACGACCCACTTTGCCCCTTACCGCCAAAGTCTTTAAATCTGCCATCAGCTTTGTTAATAGCTAATGAGTTTGGGTTTGTGCCGCCTCTAAATGTAGCTGCGGTACGATAATGCCCACCAAAGTCCTTTAGTTTATAACCTAGAGACGTTAATGTATCATAAATAGCACTCATTACAGAATATCAGGGTCTTCGAGTTTATCGCCATCATGGTGATTAGGTTTGATTTGTCCTATCCTACCAACTGATGATGCTAAATCTCCGAGTTCTTTGATATAGAAGCTATTGACGTTTAAGTGGATAAAGTTCTTTTGGAACTGTCCATTAGGCATCTTTACAGGAGCTAACGCGTCATGTGCATTTCTACCTAGGTGACGATGCTTAGGAAAGACCGCTTTAGTGTTACCAAATTGGTTAGCTTCAATAGCTATTTCTTCCAAAGATTTTGGACGCATTAGGATACTATGAGTTGACTCTTGACTAATACGGTCGGAGACACCAAAAGTATTTTCTGTATCGTCAATTTGTGAGATTTGTTTGTTTCCAATGATACCCGTTCGGTTAAGCTGTAGAGAGGTCCAGAAGGCGTTTTGAAGCTCATTCTTGTAGAATGCCTTGATAGACTTCAAGAATTTACCCATAACCTGCCACTCTGGAGCGCGTGTATCGTCCAAGTCGAAAGGCTTTAGATAGTCATAATGAGTAAGAAACTTGTTGCCACGACCAATCTTGCGTAAATAGAAACGACGGATTAAACTGATAATCTCTTGCGGTCCAAGACTACTTACATCATAATAGAATGTTTGTAGTTTCTTTACGCGAGGCCATACTTCTCGTACGAGTTGAGTCATTTCTGCATTTTTACGCCAGTAGCCATGTTCAAGGGCGTCGTAAGATACCTTTCCTTGCGTAAACATCGAAACTGCTCGATATTGCAATTCGGGGATGCTCATTTCTCCTTGGTCTAAGTGAAGAATAGGGATATTATACTTCTCAGCGACGTACGTAAGATAGTACATTCCCATAGAGGTCTTACCAATACCAGTTCGTGCGCCTAGAACTGTAAGGCCACCATCACGTAATAAACTACCATATAATTCATTAACTTTGGGAAAAGGCCCCATCAAACCAATTTCTTCGATAGGATTATCGCCACGCTCCTCAATTTTTTGCTGTACCGAGTCATAGATATTTACAAAATCTTGAGAAGATTCGAAAACGCTGAGTTTATCAGCGTATGCTGCGTCGGCCATGCTTAGTATTTCCTCAATTGAAGCATCCCCCGAAGAAACCATTGATTTCTGAATTTTAGTTGCTACTTCGTAGATTTCCCTGCGTACCGAAGTCTTTTTTAATTCTTTGAATAGGGGTACGACAGATTTCTCTGAAACTTGCATTAAACGTAGGGATTCCACGAAGTCCTGTACACCAATTTCGTCTTCATCGAATCTGATGTTGAGATTTTTAATCTTTTCTGAGATAAGGAAGTCGTTTAATTCTTCACCTTTAGATAAGAAACTACGAATGACAGAAAAGACTGTACGATTCATCTTATTTACGAAGTCGTAATCGTTGATGAAAGTATCAATCTCAGGGAATATTTTAGGGAATCTGATTAGCCCCGACAGGCAGAAGCGCTCAGTTTCGTAATTGTGAATGACCATAGATAAATCCTATACGGATTTGTTGCAAAGTCAAGACGTTCTACTTTTAATCTGAGAGGTCGTCTTCTTCGAAGGATACGTTGGTCATTTTAATATCGTCCATTGCTTTAAAATAATCTAACGCAAACTTTCTTATACCGAGCCCAATTATCGAGTTATCGAATTCAGAATATACTGACGGGTTTCCCTCGTCATTTATTGTTATCAATACAAATCCGCCGTTCGTGAACTCGCTTAACTGAGAAAAAAATGAATTAGGAATCCTAAACGCATTATGCGTTGTTTCCTTCTTTTTAACATTAGGATTGGGGGAGGAATTTTTATTCACACTTCCTTTTACACGCTACAAATCTATATCGTATTTTTCCTTGAAAAATTGTTTAGTAAGAGGCATATCTTCGTCGTATATTTCAACAAATTTAAAACCATTCGCTTCCGCCCATTCACGCTTATGCTCGTCGCGCTTAATTTGTCCGTGCCAATTAAAACGGTTATCCGTATGGAAATATGGCGTAAACTTAACGTGCTGTGCGCCAGAAGTCTCTACTATGACCTTCAAACTTAGATTCACGAGGTCTATACGTAGTCGCGTACCGGGTATAGGCCATTCTTCTACGCATAAATGATTATGCCAATAGGGTTCCAACCATTTTTTTACATTGGCTTGGAATTTACTACGACATTCGCCGTCCCATTTAACTAGGTACGGGCCAGTTTTTACTAATACTAGTCTGTCACTACGAAATTTTTTGACTCTTGGCATCTTCTGATTGCTTAGTTCCCGATGGTAATTTACTTAATTCCAAATAGCAACGTAAACAAGCTCTAACGTCAGCCATAGCGTCGTGAGCGCCTTCAAAGTCTTCATTGAAGAGAAATTTATGAGTCTCTTGAAGTTTAGGCCACTTGTATCCTCTAGGGCTAGGAATTTTGACGATGTTTGTAGAGTTTTTCATCGTACAATATTTCTGTACACCGTCAAGGATAGGAGACTTACCTAATTTCGCGACTTCGCTATTGACCATATTCACGTCAAAATCAATATTATGAGCGACAAGAAGAGGAGCGTACCTAATCCACATATTGAAAAGTCCGAGAGCGCTACGAATTTCTATGCCATATTTTTCACAGTCTTCCGTGGTAATACCATGAATAGCAGTAGCCTCCGCAGGGATTGTCCATCCAGCGGGTTTAATTAATAGGTTAAGTTCTCCTTTTATTTTACCGCTTAAATCAGCTAAGATTGCGCCAAGCTGTACGATTCTAGGCTGTTCTGGAGCGGTTATAGGACGCCCGAATACCCATTTACCTGTCGTTTCTGTGTCCACTGTTAGTATCATTATGCTTATTCCTCTTCTGCTAATGGGTCAGTATCGCCATCCCAAATTTGTTCCTGTTTAAGACTTTTTTGGAATTTATTAAAGAGGTAGTCGGTGACTTTAGGATGTTCTTCCAGATATTTGTATAACTTTTCTATACCTTGAATTTTTTGAGGAGCGTCAGGGTCAACTGTTAGTAGTTCTTCGTAGAAAGGCGGATAAAATTCAAACCAAGACTTTTTAACGGTTACATGATATACGCTAATCAAATCGCCAATTTCACGCTCTATCCAAATACTAGTTCCGCTGGTTTTGTTATACCTGATAGGATAGTCGATATGAACGTCATTTTTTTCATTAGAAGACTTCCTTATAATGACTTTGCATGAATGACCTATTATGGGGTTCTTATTTTGGTTATATTTTGCTGCGGGGTTTTCTAAGATTTTATCATCATTATATCTAGGTAGGAACTCCCAAACATTGTCAGCATAATGCTTTAGAGCGTTTCCCCCGCTGCTTTCATAAGGGCGATATTCAGATTTTGCATATGGGTCAATTTTAGGTTGAGCGGTAATTTGTGATGTAGCAACCAAAATATGACCAAACTTTCCAATATAGTTAGAGCATCTTTGGAGTAGCTTTTTACTAAGAGACGGTGCCCCAGCCACTTTATAGTTATCGTTTAAAGCTTTCTCCTTATCATCCTTTAGAAGAAGCCCATCTAAAGAGTCAATCATAAAGAAATAATTAACCTTAAAGGGATTATCAAGAATATGATTCATTATCATATTCGCTACAGTTTCATAAATATTGGTTTCAAGTACAAGACAAGTGCCCTCATCCCAATCGTCTGCGTGCCATACGAACTTAATCCCCGAACGAGCCTGTATTTCTTTACTCAAACGTCCTTCCGCTTTTACATAAACACCACGACCTTTAGGCCGCGTTATGAAGAAATTACGCATAAGCTCTAACCCCTCAGACGTTTTTCCACCCGAGTTTATACCTACTAAACGAGTAAGGCCGGGACCAATTCCTCCGTTAGTAACGATGTCCATCTTTAAACTACCTGTACTAACGGTATAATCGTCGCCAGTTTCATAGTTAAGGTGGTCTTTTTTATTCGTATCCATATAGAGCTTCATTTGCTCTTGAGGCGTTAGAACCTTTTTATCATCGTCTTCTTCGTCCTTAACTACAGGTTTTGAGTTTTTAGCCATATTATTTACAAAATTCTAAGATACTTGTTGGTTTGCTTCGTTCCGTTATAGGAATATCTTCACCAACTTTGGTTTCTTCTAGTTTATACTCATCCTTGGTTGGTAGTACAAGCTTAAACTGCAAATATTGACGAGCGAGATACGCCTTAGCTTTCTCTGTACGAAAACCCATCATATTGTCTAAGCTTCTATACTTCTCTAATCCATCCCAAAACTCAAACTCAGGATACTCTGCCGCTAAAGGCATAGCGAGTTTGATGTCTCGCGCCCAATTGATATTTTGTCGCTCTATCCATTTCCCCACAATAAACTTCGCCAGCGAGTGCGGCTTGTTTATTTTTTTAGGTTTGGGTTTCTTTTCTTTCATATACGTCGCATGCTTGGCAAACACCGTTATGAATGAAATCTATATTCCTCTTTAAGCAACTTATTCCGCGTCGAGTGAACGTCTGGCAGCAAGTCCTTACTTGAATATCGTGTTCCTCAGAACGATGTTTGCATGTATCAAATTTATTAGGTGGATTTTGATTTTGCATCGTATTTTGAGAATTGTCAACGACTTTTACGTTGCCTTTCCATATATGAAGGCGCGGCTGCGGCATTTACTTTAATAAATTAATATCATTTTCAACCATACTTCTGACAAGTTCAGAAAAAGAAATTTTAGAACTCCATCCTAATTCTTTATGAATTAATGACGAATCTCCTAATAAAGTTGTAACGTCTGCTGGGCGATAGAATTTGGGACTAACATTTACTAATGTAGTTGACATTGGTGGTATTTGAGAACTATTGCAATCGTATATATACGATTCATCTTCCGGGGTTTTTCCAATAAGCCATGAACCATGAATACCGGCTGCGGAAAAAGCTTCTTCGACAAACTCTTTTACAGTATGAGCTTTCCCGCTTGCTAAAACGTATTCCTTAATATCTTTGGAAAGTCCGAAGCGAATGCTATCTATTCCATCACATGCATCAAAATATTTATTTATTAATGATGGGTTATATTTATCCTGATTTAACATTCTCCATAATCCGTCGCAGACATCTATAGAAGATTGCCAATCCCGTTTACTGTCTAAAGAACCTAATTTGATAGATTCAAATTTTTGTTTCAATCTTAATGATTTTTTAATACGCGCCACGCCACTTGTTACTTTACGAGTCAAAAATTCAATTCCTCTTCTTTCCCCTTCTGAATTAAAATTAAAACATTGCAAAGCATATAAGTTATAACTGTCTCTATATACCCTTACTAGACTTCTCGCCGCCACCTTACTAGCCCCATAAGGTGAACGGGGGCGTAAAACTGTTTTTTCATTTTGTGGGGATTCTAGGACATCACCGAATTCTTCTGACGAGCCTAGGTTTAGATAGCGGGTATTAGGAGAATATTTTCTAATAGCTTCCAACTGGTGAAGAACTCCAATGGCATTAATTTCCATATGTTGAACGGGGTAAGTCCAACTAGAACCTACAAAACTATTCGCTGCAAAATTAATAAAATAATCTGGTTTTTCTTTTTCTATTAAGTTCGAAATTGAATGGGTGTCTGAAAGGTCCATCTGTGCTAATGAAAATCTTTCATTGTCTATATTTTTTTGAATATTTTGATGGTTATTAACGCTTAACCTTCTAGCTGTACCGATTATATTTAAATCTGTATTAGCTAGAATATAATCCACCATATGACTACCAATTTGTCCTGTCACACCTGTAATAATTATCTTTTTATTTGTTGTATTCATAAATCATTCTTATTCTATTCAAAAATTCCTCATTTGTCATAGATTGTTTCATGTAATTTATATCTCTATGTACCCATTGCAAATTTCCGGGGATATATCCTTTAGATGAATCTTTTCTGTCTAATGACGCCGAGCGTTCTCCACACCTAGATTTAGAAAACTCGATAGGCTCTCCAGAAAGAGCGCATTTCCTATCCTGTTTCAAAAAAATTTCCCAAATATATTTTTTAGAAATACGAAATGGAAGACCTCTGTTTTCTGCCCCTTTTTTTATGGAGTAAAAAAGACTTTCGCTGATTTCTCCATGACCCTTCCACTTAGGACTATTTATATTATAGCCATGCTGAATACATCCACAGCTTTTGTAGTTTCCTTTATAAACATTATGGAATTTTGCCTCGAACGTTTTGCCACATACGAAACACATACACTCTACCCACATACGCTGCGGTACTTCCCCACGCAGTCCTAAAGGTTTAATTATTTTAATACCTCCAATTTTTTTACCAATATATTTTTCTATTGTTGATGGTCTGCCCATAACTATTTTTACATCAAAACTTTAAAGAAGGGAAATAAAAATATTGCATTACTCCGTATCTTTTTCGATTATTGGTAAGGGCTGATTATGAGTTTTGTAGAATTCTGTGTTTAATTCCACCTTTTGTTCAGTTTCGTTCCATCGGTATGAGCATTGCTTATAGTGAGCAAGCTGATGTTCAATTTTAGCTTTACTGTTTGAATGTAGCCAAGTAAGATGGCGAACGTGAGCGATACCCTTGGGTATCATACTAGATGCTAATGTTTGATAATCAAAGGTATGGTCGCCTTCAATATTTTTGTAATTAACATCATTATCCCAATAAAATTCGCTTAAAATTTTGTCTCCAACACTGACTCGAAATATTCTAGGGGGGCAAAACCCGTCAATCCAATGCTTACCTTCGAAGATATAATTCTTGAATGGTATGCGCCACCATACAGTAAGAGGATTTTCTTCAACTCTTTTAATAGTCTTTAGAATTTGGTCTTTCGTATAAAGTTCATCTGCGTCTAAAATCCAAACAAGGTCCACTTTCTTATCCAACAGGTAGGTAAGACCCATGTTTCGACAATCCGTTTCAGAAAGGCTCGTGGGATATTCCATGATTACTCCACGGGTTTGTAACATGAAGGGCATAAGTTTTTTAATAGTTGTAATATTTTCCCTCTCTGGAAAGGTATTAAAACGAACGCTTACAACAGCGAACTCCAACTCGACGCCTTCGTGATTCAATTCCACCCAAGGGCGTAGACATTCTTCGATGGTATCCTGACAGTTATATGCGCAAATAATTAATCCTATTTTCATTATCTTGGTGTCCAGTTTAAATCAAATGCAGAACGCTCATTATTTTCGGGGACTCCGATATGTCTAGCGTACTCACCATCAGTGAGAGTTACTTGCCTCATTCCTTTATAATAGTATTCTTGACCAAATAGCATTTCGATGTCACTCATTTTGAATCCTTTTATTTCACTTCTAATATGTTCTAAATCTAATAACGCCGGTCTGAAACTATATCCCCATGCCCATATTACGTCACCGTTATTTACTTTAGCTCCCAATTCTAACATATTATATTTGAAACCGTTTTTTGTACAGCCTACGGGAAGGTCATGTACGCTATTTACAAGAACGCTTTTAATGTTATCACTATCTTGAATAATATTTAATGCATCTTTAATAAAATGACCGTCTTTTATGAATTCCCAATCGTCTTCTAAATGAAACGCGTATTTTGTTTTAACATTTTCGAAAATCATATTTAAACTGCGGCCCAATCCTCTATCTTTGTAATTTTTAGAAATCAAAGAAATCTTTCTATTTGGGAAAAGTAAAACAAGTAACTTATACATAATTTTACACTCCTCTAACGGAGAGTTATCATCGACACAGACAATATCTGTTATTAAATCTAAATCTAAACAATGTTGCGCGAAACTTCTAACTGTCCTTTCGAACAGATGGAGTCTTCGGCATGTTGTCATTGTGAGTGTTATTTTGGGATTTTCCATATTAAAGCTTGTTTAAAAATTCAACTAGGTCCGCTACCTTATTTACATCCAAGTTTGGATATAGTCCTACATACAAACCATTCTTATGTAACCATTCAGCGTTCGCAAAGTCAGAAAATAAGCCATACTTTTTATAAGGTGTTTGTCTTAAAAGGTTCCCTGAAACGATAGGCCGTGTTTCGATTTTGTTTTCTTTGCAAAACTCAGCGACTTTATGGATACGCAGACCTGAGTTTGAACCGAGCGTACGATGAGCGATTATAGGTAATGCGAACGCCACATGTTCTTTAAAACTAGTCTCTAAAGGAAATAAATAATCAGACTTCAAAGAATTACGAAAGTAATTGTAAATATCAATGCGTTGATTTCTGTATTCTTCCCATCTTTCCAAGTCTATCTGTCCTATAAAAGCATTAACGTCACTATTCCTAAAATTATTTCCTAGCAACGCAAAATCGAATAATGGACTTACGGACTTATTTTCGTATTTTGAAGGGTCTCTTAGGCCGCGTGTCATTCCGTGGTTACGAGCCATAATGAAGTAGTCATACTCTTCTTGAGAGCGGGTAAATATAAACCCCCCTTCAATACTTTGAAGCTGGTGCCCAAAATATGTGCTCGTTGTAGATGTTAGATAAGAAGAAATGTTCTTATTGTTATAAGAACCAAAAGTATTTTCACAATTATCTAACATAAATCTAACTTCAGGATAGGCAGATTTTAAATAAAGAATCCTTTCAATGGACGGCACGAATCCAAGAAGAGACGTAATAAATACTACTGCTACTCGCTGGTGTTCTTGTCCAAGAAAACATTCTAAACTAGTAAGGTCCATAGAAAAATCACTTAAAGTAACGTCTATGAACTTCGGCTCGAATCCTTCGCGAATCCATGGCGAACAAGAAGTTTGCCATGTAACACTAGGCAGCACTACAATATTTCGAGCGCTATTTTTGGATAATATTTTATCTTTAGCATAATAAGCTAATAAAGTATTCGCTGCGGAACCACTAGAAACAAATATAGCATTTGACTCAACCTTATCGCCCATTTTACGCTCGAAATTCTTTACTTCTTCATCTTGCGTCCAGCGTTTGTTTTCGTTTAGAAAAAACTCTGAAATCCTCACCCTATCGGCGGGAGTGAAGTTGTTTTGATTTAAGGGCCAGTCAAAGTTATTCATTACTTAAAATATTTACTAGTTTCTTTATAGGTTTGTCCCAGCCCCATCTTTCGATGATTGGCGTTCTGGTATCAATTTTAGCATAAACACTCGAATAACTCAAATAAATATCCTGTAATTTTTTGGCATAAACATCAATATCGAAATCATAGAACATCGGCTCCTCTGAATAATCGAAGTTACCATAATAGTTTTTAAGCCCATAGTTCTTTTCAAGCTGTGGAGCGGTAACAGGAATAGAAAGCAGGCCGTTCGATGGTATGAGTACGCCAAAATCAGGAGTAATAATCTCATTAGTAGGCTCAACGTCTCCGGTTACGCATAGACAACCGCAAGCGGAAGACTCTAAAAGCGGTAATCCAAAACTCGTACAACGTATAACATTCAAGCAAACGTGAGAGCTACTATACAAATCTCTTAACTCGGGCGACGACATCATTTTGGGAACGTACTCAATATTTAAACCTGTGTCATTTAATTTACTGATTACTGAACCTAGCTTTGCATCGTAGGAAGAGTCTTTAACTATTAATACTACATCATCATTACCACGGAACGCTCTTGAAAAAGCTTGTAATGTCAGGTCTAATCCACTTCGGACGTTAGCGTGGTTGACATGAAGAAAAACAAATTTATCTTTGCTTTTCGGAATCGTTGGCTTCCAAAAGTCTGTATTACATCCTCCGTAAATTGTTTCACATTCGAATCCGTATTTTCTCCAAAGTTTCGTAATCTGGTCACTAAGCCCGAAAATACGTTGGTTTACGGATTTAGCGTTATTAACTAAATACCAAGGTAAAGCATTCGCTGTTTCCCATACGTTAATATAAAAAGTCTTTTTTCCATCAAATACAAAATTTGGGTCCAAGCTTCCACAGCGCCCTACATACTCGCATTTGTCTAATTCGCTGTAGTACCCCAACTTTTTAAGTTCATCGTTATAGTTTAAGATTAACTCTCCAAAACTACCATGAGACTCTCTATAATCGGGCGAATCCTTACGTGGGTCGGTATCAAAAAAATGAATCATTACCGCTCCTTTAGTAAAAGTTGCCGTTCCCAATCGTACAGGCTTATATTTGCGCATTCCATTCGGGGAATGAGAGTGGATTGGATAACTTTTAGGTTACATTTAGCAATATGTGTTATGATACCTATAGAAGTATTAATTGGCACGGACTCCGAATAATCCTCGCGCCATCTTGCAATCCATGGTAAGCGTCCATATTGAGGGTCAAGAAGAATACGATTAATACCAGCGTGATAAGCAATATGACTTGGACCGTTATCGGTTCCTATAAAATATGTTGACTGCATTAACATCAACAACGATTCTGAAAAAATAGGGTTTTTGTCGATGATTAGATTCGAAGGAATATCTTTAGGTATTTCGACTTTTTCAATATCTTGCGACGCCCACTTATCCACTACGGGAAAATATATCTCGTAATTCGCTAACTCCTTCGCTAGATTAATAGCGAGTCCAACAGGATTATAATACATATACCCCCTAGTAGTTGTCATTAATCCAAGATATACTATATTCTTTTTAGGTACATATGAATCTAACAAACGCAGACTACGAATCGACTGAGGATTCGTACAATATTTATCAAAATTAAAAGCGTACTTATTGTTAAAAAGTAAGTCGGGAATTACGTAATATACCTCGTCAAATCCCTCTGATAGCTCTTTCATCTTTGAGACACTACGAAGAACTAGATTATTTTCTGAATAAGATTCATCAATTCGTGTCATAGGAGTCTTATAGAAGACATCATATAGGGCATCGAATATTTCTTTTCGTGCAGATATATACACCGTGGGTTTTATTCCCCTACTTTCTACTACCTTAGCACATTGTAAAGCTAGAAGGCAATCTCCTAATCCGTGCCCACCAATTATTAGAACTTTAGTCATATAACGTAGGACTTTTAGGAATAGGAGGAATTCTAAGAATATTAGAACCATCATCTTTAGCAGGGGTAGCGTGATAGACCTTTGGTTTTGAGATTATGTTTTCTTTCGCTTTTGTAGCCTTCTCGTACTCTTCGACTTTTCTATACGAGGGAGGTAATCCTTTACCGTGCATCCAGTCTTGGTAAGGTAGTTCAGAAAGATAATCTGAAACGGTGGGAATGGCACCCATATCTTCGATTACGTGTTGCTCTCCAATATCGCGTACTGAAACTTGCTTACAGTCCGAGTTAACGATATTGTGACCGAATACCTGTTCAGCTAGAAAGATTCCGAATGAGCTATGCAGTATGGCCCTATGTCGGTTATCTCCAAGATGGCTTTTTGTCTGGTCAAACCAATCATGGATTTTTAAATAATCTTCAAGTTTACCACCGAATTTTGTGGCTGAACTAACTGCATGAATGTAAGGTTTCATAATTATTAAACGGACTTATATGCTGATAGATATCTTAACTGATAGTGGTCAACGGGGACTTTTTCAAAAACAATTTTACCGCAAGGGAAACTTCTAATAATCAAAGCGTATGCCAATCGCTCACTTCTATCATCAGTTTCTAGGGCGTGCATGAGCTTAGGTGTATTAAAAGCAAATACACTTCCATCAGTTATAGGGTTCAATTTAGAAGTTTTGCTGAATGCAAGATGTTCTTGTGAGGCTTCTTGAAACACTGCGTCCACAAAATCGTCTAGCTGTTCTACGGTCTTTAAGAAGATAAATCTTCCATGATTACATCCGTCATATCTCATAGCGAGATAAGCTGTACCCGCGATAATATCTGATTTTAATCCTTCGTATGTTGGTGTCATACAAGGATATTCTTAAACCTTTAAAGAAATGTCAACTACTTTAAAACGCACGAATCATTATTACAAAACTTTTCGACTTCCGCTTCCTCGTTTTTAATACGTTTGATATTTAAAGGTTTGATATTTTGAGACATCAAATCGAACTCTTGTTGCGTAATTTCTTCGTAAGGCATTTGAGGATACGCTCCCTTATCGGTTTTTGGTAGAAAAGAGATACCCTTTAACTGATACTGGAAATATTCCAAAGCGGGTTTGATTTGAGAAGCTTCTTCCGGTTGAAAGGTGACTGTACAAGATACCTGATTATCAGCCCAATACTTTTGTAAGAATGCAGCAAGAGACAACTGTTCCCACATACTAACTTGGTCGATGGTACGGATATTTCCTACATGGACAGGAATCTCGACAACGACCGTTGTGGACTCAGACCCTACACAAGGCTCAATCTTATATCCAGCCTTTCTGAAAGGTTCAAGGAGGTCGCTATGGATAGACAAACGCATTCTACGAATATACCACTCGCTCTCAGGATAATGACATCCGGGTGTGGCACCAGCAAGTAATGAAACTGTGCCGCTGGGTTTAATGGAGGTTTTCTTAATGCTTTTAGGGATAGCAAGCCAATCCGAATAAACTTCGTCATAACGCTCCAAAGCGCTGTAGCCTTTTGTACACCATTCTTTTAGTGTGTCGAGACCTTTATATGTAATAAATTGAGCAACACCGCTCATGGAGCAACCGATGCGTCGATTACGTAACATAACCCTGTTGGTATCAGGCCAGTGCGTTTCTCCTAATGTCACTGTTTTTGCGTACAAATAAGCGTACTTCAAGGTAATTAGGTAATCCTCAATGCTTTCGTGGTTGTTTGGGAAAGTTTCAACTAAGCAGCATAGCTCATAAGATTCAAGGGATTGCTCAAGACAGGGATTTCCGCCACGTACACGATGGTCTTTGTTATCAGGGCCGTTATTCATGCGAGAATACTTCTTCATATTCTCCAACCATGCATATCCCGGTTCACCGTTAATTGCTGTACGCTTTGCGGATTCCGTATAATCCATTCCGATGTCAGCAAAGATACTATTATTTGAGGTCCATCCGTACTCCGCGCGATGAGGATTAACGCCATAATTCTTCAAATCAAGATATTCAGCTTTCAAATAACTACCAAAAACAATTTCAGCGGTACGGCGCACATTGCCAGCTACGACGCACTTACCAATAAGATTCATAATATCAACAATAGCTGTAATAGTTATGGTGTTGCCTATGATTTTATCTAGTGTTGAGCGGAGGGCTAAATGACATTCTATTAATGGCTCAGGACCACTTGAAAGTCCCCCAAATCCTTTGATAGGTAATCCGGGTCCACGAATTTGACTATAATCCAGTAGAACATCAGCGCTTCCAGTAAAATAAGAATCGAGCAACTTGCGCGTAGCTTCTACCCACCCCTCTCGGGTATCAGGAATAACATATGTTTCGCTTACAGAAAGATTTGGACCTTTAATTAATATTTGTCCTTCACCCCTTACGTCAAATCCTACACCCACTCCAACCATTGAGGCATCCATTAAAAAACAAAATGGCTTAGAAAGGTCTTCTTTAATAGTTTCCGTACTTACATATGCGCAATTATTTAATGCTGCATACAATCCTCGTTCTTCTGTTAACGGACTCCCCATTGCCCATAATCCACGACCCGGAGGTAAGAACTTCATATTGAAGATTCTATCGTACATTTCATGGGCTGAAATTTGAGCTTTACGAGGACTCCAACCTAAATTACGGCTCTCAATCCATCGCTTTTGCATGTTAAAAGTACCTTCAACAACACGAGCTACAGTTTCCCACCAAACTTCATTCTGTCCGTCTTCTTTGACACGAGAATAGGTACGCATATATACCAGTTCTCCTAAACCGTTAAAACCGAAAGGGGGCTTGACCTTTTTGTATTTCTCCAAAAAGGAATCAGTGAGTTTGAATTTTGACATATTTATTGGCCCGTTGAACCGAAACCATTCAAATTACGTACTGTCGTATCTAAATTAGTAACTTCTATGAACTCGGCGTCGTGATATTTTTCAATGATAAGTTGAGCGATTCTATCTCCATATTTTACCGTATAAGGTGAGGCAAAAACTTGCTCAGTCATTTGCGCTGAAAGACGCTCGAATATTGACTGGTCGCGGCTTTGTGAGTTATATGCATTGAGATTAATAAGAATAATCCCAACATCGTTCCGATAGGTTGAATCAATAACTCCCGCAAGAACGTCAATACCACTTTTGTAAGCCATGCCTGAACGCGGAGCGATGCGTCCGTAGTAACCTTCTGGTATAGAGATAGCTAGGCCAGTTTTAAAAAGTTTTCTTTCTAAAGGTTGAAGAATGTAGTCTTCGGTGGCGTACAAATCGTATCCTGCGTCACCATCATTTTTTGTCGGCAGAATAGCTAAAGGGTTGAGTTTTTTGACTTTGATTTCCATGCGTCTAATTTACAACTTTTAAGTGCAGCGCACAAGAAAATTCGCTGTAAAAAGAATTTTGGAATTACTCAAAATTAAATCGTGTAGGTCTTGTCCGTTATTTGAGACGGGTGAGGCTTACCTTTTCTTTTTTTAGAGTAGTCTTTGAGATACTTTTCTTTCACTGGGTCAACGCCCCCATTTTTTGCAGCACGCTTTTCTGAAAGTTCCTTTGACCTATCCCATAAGTCTCCGACTTTTTGATTTTTACCGTTCGATGTTTTCTTTATAAAATCCGCTTCGCTAAAAGGATTTATACGTCCATCAACAACAGCTTGAGGTACGGTGAATATACGGTTCCACTTTACGCCTTTCGCATCCACATAAACGTGGTCTTCTGACATTCTTTGAATGACCTCTTTAGTTTCTTTCGTATTAGGATGTTGATAAATGTAAATTCCCATAATTTTCGAATGCCTTCTTTTTTCTTTGTAAGAAAAACGGGGGAGACGTATAAAACATAGAATATAAACTTTTTAGGTTTTCGTCTCCTGTTATTCTTAGTCTCCAAATCTTTCCATTTTTTTGTAGCCTGTTGGTTTGGATTTTATTTTTAGTTAAAAAACGTTGTATGTTTTTGCAAACATCTATAGTTCCCAAAAAGTAAGCTTGCAACTGTTGGCGGCTTTGGGTGACGCATCCATCGCCGTCGAACAGTCCTAACAAAAAATATTTTTCTAATGCTTTAGGCAAGACGGGGTATTTCAAGATGAGAGACTTTCTCGGGACACATCCTAATCTTAACAAATCTTCTTTCATTCTAGGACTGCAAAAAGAGAATGTCTTCGCTTTCGAATGGTTGGGGTTTCGATATATTTTCTTTGTGCATCTTATCTGTTTTCTGAAAAAGTTAATTAAATCTAAATCGTTACATATTAAAGATATGGTATTAGATATAGACGCCACACAACCGTCGCTCCACATAATACCGAGCAAATAAGCTTTCTGTGGAGTATTAATTTTAGAAAAGAATTCATGGTCCAGTTCATAATTTAGCCAGTCTACGTGACGGCTTGTTCGTATTTTTACGCCTTTAGATTTAAGAAGGGAGCTTACAAAGCTCTGCCTCTTATGATATTTGCGAGCTAAATCAATTATTTTTGAACCGTTATTATATTCTTGTAGGATTCCTTCCATGTTCATATTTACACGAGCATCCCATCGCGGGAAATATTTTCTTTACTTTATCTGATTCGAAACGCCATTACATATCTAGTCCATCAATGATTCCAGAAATATCATTAATGTGACCAGCTAGCTCTTCATTAGCTTCATCAAGGTCGCGCACGAATGTAGAAGAAGAGGAAATTTTTGATGAGGCAGCTTTTAAGCTATCACCTTTCTCACCAAATCTCAACACGTTAGAAAGCCTACTCCTAAGTTCCTCGATGATTGCTTTCATCTTTTCGTTATTGATTTTGTAGTTTTGAATAGCGTCTCCAAGACCGCTATTTTTAGCTGCGCATGTTAGTTCAGTGATACTAGTCTTAGATGTTATATTAGGATTTTTCATTTTTTTGTTCCTTACGTTTTATTGCCGCCGCCTCAAATAATTGGTCTATAGTTCTGGTAAGCTTGCGCCTAATATCCTGCTCTGTACCTTCGATATTAAATAAATGACATATCATTCTGGAATTGGGTTCCCCCTCTCGTTTGATGGAACCGTCTTCTGATACGACTAGAGTATCTTTGCTATCGTTTAAAACTAAGGTATAAATTAACTGCATTATTCTACGTTTGATAAGGTAACATTATTATTTTACCGTCTCCAGAATTGTATCGACTGTCTTTTTCCAAGTAAAATCTTCCTGTATCTTCAAGCCCTCTTCATTAACGGGGTTTGCTGTTTTTCTATATATAGCTTCTTCGCATCCAGCTATGAAGGCATCCTCATCCCATGTATAGATATTCCCCTGATTGAAAGGCTGACCTTTATTAAAGAATAATCCATCATAAATCTCTTCCTTGCCGGTAGGATTAATAAGAACTGCATTTTTAGATGTAGCCCAATCCTTCATCGCAGAACAATTATGGATAATAGCATGCTTCCCTAGCCCTAGACAATGGAAAGACGGCAGCGAGAACCCTTCTCCACCAGACATATCTATAACGATATTAATAGCGTTAAAGCAATCATTCAACTCGTTTAGCGTATTCATAAACGGAAGAATATTAACATTAAAAGGCTTTGGACGACCTTCTAATATTTTACCAATAATTTGTTGGTTATCTTCTGGCTTAAAAAAGGGATTATAGATATGGGTATGAAGTACATATCTTTTATCGCCAGCGAATCTTTTTAACCATGCTTTTATAGCTTTTTCGTGGTGTTTACGCTTCTCGAATTTACCAAAAATACCAAAGACAGTTACATCCGGTGGATAGTAAGATTTGTTAGTCTTATAAAAGTTTTGATTGTCAAAGCCGAGCGGACAATAGACAACTGGCACATTGGTTCCATAATCTTCAAAAACAGTTTTTGTTTCTTTAGAAGTAACTAATACCTTATACTGATTATTAAGGATATTGATTTCTGTCTCGGTGGGAGAGTCCAACTCATAGAAAGTCATTAAACTTGTTTTGTCGCTGACAGAAGCTTCGGAACCACTAATATGCCAAAGTTTGAAACAATGGTTTTTACGTGAAAAGTAACGACGTGACTTATTTGCGCAACTGGTAAGATAAAACTTAAAGTCTTCCTCAGCTTTATCATATGCTGATAAATCGACTTGGGCGCTAAATAAGTTTGGATTGATATTCCTCTTATACAACTCTTGAAGGATATTGTAAGAGCAAAAACCAAACGACAGTGAATTAAATTGTAGGTCGGCGTTGATATTCATTATTTAAATTGACAGCATCGCTTGAAACGTTTGCCGCTTCCACAGGGGCACGAGGTATTACGACTAATGTAACGCGGGGCATTCACAGCGCCATTTCTTTTTGCTAGAAATTGTTTTACCATCTTACTTGTATCAGGTGATAGCTTTTCCGTGTCTACGAACTTCGTAGAAAAATAACTCTTAACACGGTTTTCAGGATGGCCTCCGTCGCCAATAATAGTTGATGGTATTAAGGTTTCCATTTTTTAAAAAGGAATGTCGTCTTCGGAAGGAAATTCGTCTGCTTCCAGCTTCTTCTTTGCAACAGGCTTGCTTTGAGGTTTGCTTTGAGGTTTGGAAGCGGGCTTACTGTCTACCCCACCGTTAGTAGGCTCCCAAGTATCGAGCACCGCATAATGCGTTTCTCCCTTTTCTGAGGTTTCCTTACGGGGAAGAATGTCGAAGTTAATCCATCCATTAGCTTTCTTGTTAGCCTTGACGAATGCTCCGAAATCATCAAGTTTGAGTGATACCTTCAAAACGCTACCGAATGAAGTGTCTTTGTTTTTTAGGACGATGCCCTTTACGTATGTTTTTTCAGCCATATTTAGTGTGTGTTGATTGTTTGGGTTGTATTCTGTTTTGTCAATTAAATTTCGTCCATGTTAGCCGTTGATTCTATCTTTCGGCGCATGAACTTAATGAAGTTATCATGCAAGTCTATAATACCTTGAGTGGACATTCCAAGCTTTTTCGCTATAAAATTGTAACTTCTTTTCTTTTTATCCTCGGAGAAGTATCTAAGCTGAAATATTTTCTTAATACGCTTGTCCTTGATTTGTTCAAGAATATCCAATACGTACTGAGCCTCAGATAAAATTTTTTCATTATCGAGCCCATCTTGTGAGGCGGCGTCCATTAAGTATTCTATTTTTTCGGGTTCGCTGCCATAATACTTAGATTCTTTATTTATTGTATTCAAACAATAGTAACGAACTTGATTTCCTAGCCAAGTAACAAATTTTGTTTGTCTTGTCGGGTCAAAATTCTTAGCAGCCTTATAAACGATAAAGTGTTGGTTATCTTTAAAATCTTCGACCGAGATACCGGAACTTCCAATATTCATGTTACCGTACCTCTTAGCCATCACGTTAAACATACCAGCATGGCGCTTAACTAAAATCTCTAAACTCGCAGAACAATTATTTTCCTGCACATTCCGAATTAGTACATCATCGGGTAGGTCTTCCATTATGTTAGTCTATTTTCTTTCAAATAGGAAATGAACTTTAATACATACGGCAGGCAATGCTCATGCAAACGCTCAGGATTTTTAGTTGTGCTCCATTCTAGGACGTAATCGGCTTTATTTTTTAATTTAGGATTATTGTTTTTCTCGTCTTCGTTAGGCGCTTGAATCCAGTTACGCCATTCTTTTGTTACGGGGTCTTGGTTTATGCCCGTATTGTGATGATGGTCCCAGTCCCACATATCATCTTCTGACAAAATTTCGTAACGACTTAAATGAACTAAAACGCCGTTCATCTTAGTTTGAGCCCACCAAATTTCATCATTTGGAAAAACATCGTACCTTATATCGGTTACGACAGGCACAACGATATGTCTGTCGCTCTTAATATCCTGCTCTAGTAGGGATGTCCAGTAAGTCCCTTCGGTTTGATACCTTTTAATCTTTCCTACAGCTACTAAGTAATCTCTAACGAGTTCTTTATCTTTAGGTGTGCAGTTTAAAATATCAACACCTGATAACTCTAAAAGAGGCTGTCGGATTTTGCGCTTTAATTCATCAGCTAAAGCATACCTCTTCGAAGGAATCCCCTGAGCGTTTAACTCATTGCATAAGATATTACAAAAAGCGTCTTTACCCGCGCGAGCCACGCCTGATATTGCTACTAAAGTTTTGTTTAAAGGTGACATCTACTAACTGTAGTTAGTATTGGTATCTAAATCAAGTAAAAATTTAAGACTTAGCGGGGAGCTTAAAATGAGCCTTAATTTTCTCTATTTCACCATTATTATCTATATCCCAAACCTCTACTCTAGGATTTTCTTTATCTAGTACGAGGCTGTAGCTAATACCATTAAGCTCGACGCTTACCCTATCGCTCTCCTCAGTATTACATTTAACCAGCGGCCACTGCTGGATTTCCACATTAGAATCGGCGTTGTAGTTTATTGTTAGTTTGATGTTTTGCATAATTATCGGTATTGAAGCTTTAATAGCCTCCACCGATAATTGTCCATGACTTGCGTGCCATCGTCTATTCTTTTCACACATTCTATAATTTCTTCTACGCTTGAGTAGATGTATTTATGGGGAATAGTACCCATAATCCAAAGCGGGCATTTAGTCTTACCTCCTTCTATAGCTAGAAAAATAGGCTTTTTCATACGATTAACGGTAAAAAATTCCTCTGCACTTCCCCATGATGCTAATCGCGGGTCAATGTACATAATGATAAAATCACTAAGGTCGCAAATACGTAAATCGTCGTTACGAACTGCTTTCATTCTATCTGCCACTCTATCGTACTCCTCATTATCCATCCATTCCTTTAAGGCGGCACGAGCTTCTTCATCCTCTTTAACTTCATTTAAAAATGGTTTATGATATGGGTCAAAGACCGTTATACCTCTAGGGCATAATTCGGCCTTGACTTTGTTTCTCCAGTCTCTACCATCGGTATATTGCATACCACCGACAGTATAGACTTTACATTTATTGAGAATTCCCATTAGAATCCGTCTGTATCATCGGTGTCGTCAACAATGTCAACATTGTTGTTAGCAATGTCCGCAACGGCTTGTACCAGCGTGGAAGGCTTGATATTAACGACCTGATAGACCACTGAGGGGCGTCCCATCTTTGTGTCGCCCTTTTCAGTCCCTACGACTTCGAGTTGTTTTTCGTCGATAGCCTTCTTAATTTTCAATTGGAGACTGACGCGTGAAAGCTGCACACCCTGCTTTTCCTTGAGGGTATTGATGGTGAAAGTCCCAGAGGGCCAAGTCACAGGCTTTACAGGACGACCGGGACGACGAGTTGAGGTATTTGATGTATTCATATTCCAGCATTCTAGCATTTCTTATACCTATGTCAACGAGTTTTTTAACACATTGTTTTTTAAAATTTAGCTTGACAAGGCTAAAAATACGTAATACTCTCTATACCATAGAACGTTATATAACGTACGATGTTATTATATAGCTTCGCAAAAGAATAAAAGAATTTAAAGTATATAACGGTTATCGGAGCGAAGCGTAGATAAACGTTATATACTTACCGAGCGTAGCGAGGTAAAGACAATGAACTAAAATTCATTAAATACTACGTTTAATATCATACTTTGGTTCTCTAAAGCAAGACAAATTTTAAGCATTGACACCCTTACAATATCAGTGTAAAGTACCAAAATATGACACAAGAATCAGAATACCCCACGGAGCCTTCTTCACTTTCCATAATTTTCAGAATCGTGCTGGCTACGATAGTAATTTCAGCGTTTATTGGAGTTCTTTTGACGTTTTCATGGAACCAAATCGTACCACAAATATCACACTATCGAATCTCGCCGCTTGAGTATTGGCAGGGAATGCTTGCGATTTTTGTGTATAATATTGTCTCGCTTTCAAGTATTCGTTCGATTTTGCAAATTTTGAATCACGGTGAGACCGTCATCGAGACTTCTGGATGCGCCTGCGAATAATTATTGACAAAACGTTAAAAAGCATTAACGTCGATACATGATTAAGGTACAAATACCGTCTGCCGAAGAGTTCGACTTTAAATATATTAATCATCTTTATTCGTCCCAATTGTAAACAGACGGTGTAAATTTTAGTATGACAAAAAAATGTAGTTCTTGTGGACAAGCTAAAAACTTAAAAGAATTCAAAAATGAGAAGCGCAACGTCGATGGCAAAATGGGCCAATGTCGAAAATGTGTTAACTCAATACGAAGAGCACGAAGAGCACGAAATATAACTCATTGCCAAGTAAAAGAAGCAGAATATAACAAAAAACAAGTCGATAGCGGATATTGTAATAATTACTATCATAGAACGAGAACTCCCCAAAACCGTTTAATTATGAGTTTTCGTTCATTACTGCGAAGATGTTTAAAAGGTCAAATAAAAAAATCAAAAACCAAAGATTATCTAGGATGTACCTTAGATGAGATTAAAATTTATTTAGAAAAACAATTTACAAAAGAAATGAATTGGGAAAACTATGGAACCTATTGGCAGGTTGACCACATAATTCCTTGTAAAGCATTTAATTTTTCTGACGACGAACAAATCAAAAAATGCTACCATTATTCTAACCTGCAACCATTACCAAAATCAGTAAACATTTCAAAAAGCGATAAATTACCAAACGGAAACCGAGCAAGGTTTATTATCCATGACAGCCGATATATCCAAAATTAATACTGAGGAATTTGATTTTAAGCCCTGTGTGTTCGCGGGTGACGCATGTGTTCTAATTCATCCTAAAAATATAGGAGCTAAATGGACAAAAGAAACCCTAATATATAGGTCTTCAATATGGCGTCTCTCAGATTGGTCGCCTATATCATTGTCGTTTAAGAAATTTTTTAACTTTGATGAGAGGAGCGATATTGTTCCAACCCCGTCATCCATGAAGGGCGTCGAACTTATGGAAAAAGTCGATGGTTCAACCCTTATCGTTTCCAAATATAAGGGTGAGTATATCATACGTACTCGTGGAACTGTGGACGCATCCAAGCTTGAAAACGGTTTCGAAATCGAAATCTTGAAGCAAAAGTATCCTCGCGTTTTTACTTCTCTTCCCGGCGAAATAGAAACTTCACGAGAATCTTTGGTTTTCGAATGGGTTTCTCCTACTAACAAAATTGTCATCAGCTATGGTGACGAACCCGAGTTATATTTGACTGCGGTTATCGACCACAACGATTATAGTTTACGTTCTCAAGACGAGCTAGACTCTCGTGCGGTTAACCTTGGAGTTAAGCGTCCACGTCGTTTCAAGTTCAATACTTTTGATGAAATGTTTGCTGCAATCCAAGCGCTAGACTACGCGAAGACTCGCGAATTCAACGCTCCACAAGAGTATCAATCTACTACTGGCGCACAAGCTGTTCCAGAGTTAGCTCGTGGATTCGAAGGATTCTGCGTGTACTTCGGTCGTGGACAGCATATTCGTAAGGTCAAGTCCGCATGGTATCTTGCACTTCACAAGTTAAAGTCTGAATTGTCGTCTTTCGACAAGGTTCTTGATTTGTGGATAACCCTTGATTGTAAGTCTTTCTCAGAATTCTACGATTACGTTCTCGAAAATATCGACTACGAAATTGCCGAGCAGTCGCGTAATGACGCTTCTAAGGTGGCTGACGCTACCAAAGAAGTTGAGCGTATCATCGCGGGTATGCAAGCATTTGCTGAAAGCATCAAACATCTCGCTATACAGTACGGTTTCCAAAAAGGACGTGCCGCACAAGCTAAGAAGATATTTGAAGCATATGGACAAACTAACCGCGCTTCTTATGTCTTCTCTATTTTGGATGGAAAGCAGTTGAGTCGTGATGCTGTTAAAAAACTATATTACCAAGTTCTAAAAAAATGATTGACGACTGCCGCACACAACCCGGTCGTATAATGCGTATGAAAGTACCGCAGGTATTACATACACTTCCAAAATCAAATGCCTAAATCAGCCATACTCGAATTAACGTCGCTCTCTCCAGAAGAAGTTCTGGAAAGGGTAGAAACAGTGTTGCGTCATCAAGATAACGTAAGGGAGGGATGCGAGCTATTAGGCCGAAGGTTAATTAAGGAAGGAGAGATTGAATTGGGGGTTGACTTGATACGTAACGGGCGCGAGCATGATAACTCGAAGCTCCGTGGAGTTGAATTCTTGGGGCTAACTCAAGATAAAGACTCTGAACTTCTAAAGTTCGCTATCGCCCATCACCAGCAAGTAAACGCTCACCACCCGGAGTATTGGCATGGTATAGAGAATGTACCCGAATTGTTTCTGGCGGAAATGGTTTGTGATTGGCGTGCGCGTTCCATTGAATTTGGAAGCAATTTACGAGAGTGGATTAAAGACCACGCTTTAGATAAATACAAAATACCTCCGAACGGTAAAACTTGCAAAAAGATTAAAGAGTTTGTAGATTTACTGTTAGAAGACCCTTTTAAACCTTTAAAATAATGAAAATGAAAGTTTGTAATGAAATGATTGTGGACGTTCTAACGACATTAGCCATTCGTCGGAGAGCAGAAGAAATCTGGCTTGAAAAAGGACGCCCTTCTGGTATTGATGAAGAAATTTGGTTAGAAGCTGAACAGGATATACTTTATCCCGGTCCCCGATTAGTCGAAGGGCGATTTATCGACCCGCGTATTAAATTCTTAAAAGAAAAGCCTATTGGTAAGGATTCACGAACCTCTCACGAATTTTCTGATAGGAACATAATTTCTGACGGAGAAAGATACTACTATTGCCGTTATTGTGAGGGGTGGATTGAGGGGCAAATGTCTTACCGCCGAGAAGATACAATTGGTCCTTTATGTGGCAGGCGTGGGGAGGCTAGAGGGTGCATTCGGTGTAATAATGAGCTAGAGTTTTTTGGAATGTATTCCTAATGGATATTGTTTTAAAATATCCTATTGTTCACGACGATTATACAGCCGTCGCAGAACAGATGTTTGACGTTCCCCATGTCGAGGAAAGTGTTTCAATTATAACTAATAACATTACTCCTCCTGAAAATTGGAACATAGGACTTATATACGGTCCAAGCGGTAGCGGTAAGAGTACCTTGCTGAAAACTTTTGGTAAAATTCCTGAGTATGTGTGGGATGAATTAGCAGTAATAAGTAACTTCGATTACATAACTCCAGAAAAGGCAACAGAGTTATTTTGTGCTGTAGGATTTGGGAATGTACCCGCTTGGCTTCGTCCTTTCAAGGCATTAAGTAATGGGGAGCAGTTTCGATGTAATGTAGCTAGAGCGATGTCAGAGGAGAGCGAGATTATTTTAATTGATGAATTTACCTCGGTAGTAGATAGGAATGTTGCTAAGTCCGCTTCGAACGCTTTACAAAAGTACGTGCGTAATACTAACAAGAAAGTTGTCGTCGCTTCTTGTCACGCTGATATTATTGAATTTTTACAACCGGATTGGGTTTACAATCCTACAGAGGGACTGACTCACGTTTTACCGCGTGGGAGTCTTCGACGACCTGAAATTTCACTTAAAGTATTCCGAAGCAAATATGAAGCGTGGGAACTTTTTAAACACTATCACTATCTAAGTGCTGACATAAATAAAGGGGCGCGATGTTTTTTAGTTACGTGGAATGATAATCCCGTAGCTTTCTCTGCCGCCCTCGCTCATCCTAATGCTTATAAAAAGGATTGCTGGCGCGAATCTCGTACTGTTGTATTGCCAGACTTTCAAGGATTAGGGATTGGAGTGAAAGTTTCTGATTATATTGGCTCCATGGTTAGGGCTGGAGGAGGAACGTATTACTCAAAGACTATTCATCCTGCGATGATAGCGTATCGTCTCAAAAGTGAGAAATGGGTAGAAACCTCTCATAGCCGAAAAGTTAGAAAGCTGGATACTCGTGACAAAAAATGGCTTGTGTCAAACCGCTTCTGCTATTCATTTGAGTACGTGGGTGGCATGAGTTCTGCTACGGACGCGCAACTCTTTTGGGAGGAACTGGATACGAAGAAGTCGAGGCTTCGATTAAAGGGCGAGAGGAAGTTCTTGACGGAATAGAAAATCCGCCTAGAATGGGAACCATGAATATTGCAAATAATGAATTCGTCGAATTCCCAAAGATGCCTCGTCTGTCGAGGAAAATGTCGTTGACTGAAAAAATCGACGGTACGAACGCGTCTATTGTAATCACAGACGAAGGAGAGTTTTTGGTTGGTAGTCGTACTCGTTGGATTACGCCCGAGCAAGACAACTATGGCTTTGCTCGCTGGGCCTACGCTAATAAGGATGAACTTATGGCCCTAGGAGTCGGTCGTCATTATGGTGAGTGGTGGGGCGCAGGTATTCAACGTGGATACGGTCAAAAGGAAAAGCATTTCTCGCTATTCAACGTGGGTCGTTGGGTAGATACGCGCCCGCACGCTTATTTTGATTGGTCTCCCGTCATGCTCGGTGGAGCGGAAAGTCCACTATTTGTCGTCAACGGCGTAGTCTCTCCTCTAAAGGAAAAGCAAGAATATGCGCCTGCGTGCTGTAGGGTTGTCCCCATCCTTTACGAAGGCATGTTCGATACGGTACAAATCAAAAGAGTTTTAGACGCACTCGTTTGTTTTGGTAGCGTGGCAATTCATAATGGTGGCGTGGTAGAAAATAATTTCCCCGCAGAAGGTATAATTGTGTATCATACAGCAGGAAACCTTTCCTTCAAAAAAACTATAGAACACGATGAAATCCCGAAATCAGCAATCAAAAAAATGTAGTAAGTGTGATAAAAAACAGTCTATAAAAAGGTTTCATAAAGACAAACAGAAGAAAGACGGGTTGTGTTCGGTTTGTAAAGCTTGTAATAAACAGCGGGTGAATGAATACTATATATCACACAAAGAAGCCCGCGATGCAAAAAACTTAAAATACTACGAATTAAACAAAGAAACAATAAACAGGAATAAAAGAAAGCACCCCGAAATTTCTGGATGCGGAACATTCAATAAAATGTACCCGGACCATTTTGATTTTGGTGCGAGTTTGCGAAAGCCATTTGGAGAAGCTTCTTTCGCAAGATTAGTCAGACAATATAAAGCCGCCGCAAAAAGGAGAAATCTATTGTTTACTCTCATAGATGAAGACGTTAGAACTATTACAAGTTCCCGATGCTGTTATTGTGGAGTTAAACCCTACCAAAGTATGAATTCTTGTGATGCGAACGGTCCATATATCTATAATGGAATAGATAGAATAAATAACGAGGTTGGATACATCCGCGAAAATTGTGTACCAGCGTGTGGATTATGCAATAAAGCTAAAAGCAACCTATCTATAGAACAATGGAATGAGTGGTTAGATAGAATATTGGCATTCCATAAAAAATAATATGAACTACGATACCGAAATACCTTCATATGCCAGACACACTGAGCACGAAGTTTGTGGGTTCTTCGGGCCGTATCGTTTTTTGTCTAATTTTTATGATGCTTCTGTTTATTATGGTGGTAGATGGTTTAGACGTACCGAGAACGCATTTCAATTTGCAAAGTTGATTCCTGTGATTCCTGATGATGAAGACGATTATAAAGAATGGTATGAAAAACAGTATGAGATTGTAGCTGCGATGCCAGCAAGAGAAGTAAAAAAATGGGGAAAGAGCGTTAAAATGCGCGACGATTGGGAAATTAAAGGAGTACGTAAGGATGTAATGCTAGCGGTTGTGTTCGACAAATTTTTTCGACATCGCGACTTACGCGCAAAGCTGCTTGAAACCGGAGCGCGTTACCTAGAAGAGACGAACTCTTGGAGGGATACTACATGGGGTATATGTGACGGAATAGGTACTAATTATCTTGGTAAAATAACAATGAATGTTAGAGATTTATTTATAAAACATCAAATTTTATGAGTTCGAAAATACAAGATACAATAACGCTAGGAGAAGAAATAGATATAGCCGTTAAAGATAACGGAGAACTTTCGCTTACATCTTTTACAGTTAAAAGAATTGAGCCAGACGATTTGACATTAGCTTACTTGGAAGCTAAAAACGGTATGTTTACGTACCTAAGATTCAAAGACGGCGCATGGTGGACTACAGGACTTGCATCCTTAAAAAATACTTGACTTTTGTAAAATACTCCTTAAAGTAGTCTCATGCACACATTTCCTAAACTTTATTCTCGGACATCAACAAACGCGGTACAAGAATGGCAAATTTTTGTAGATGGAAATAGTTTTTTTACCGTTTCGGGGCAACAAAACGGTCAATCTGTTCGTGCAAAACCCACAGTTTGTGCAGGAAAGAACATCGGTCGCGGCAACGAAACGTCTCCCGAAGACCAAGCAATGAAAGAGGCTCAAGCACGATATGATAAACAACTCAAATCAGGTGGCTACTTCGAAAACATCGCGGATATTGACAATGTTCAGTTCGTACAGCCGATGCTTGCAAAAAAGTATCTCGAACGCTTGGATAAAGTGGTATATCCGGTTGGCGTCCAACTAAAATTCAACGGTGGCCGTTGTGTTGCTACGCGCCATGGTTTGTTTTCCCGTAAGGGTGAACGTTATATTTCTGTGCCTCATATTTTTGAGTCTATGAAATCGTTTTTTGCTTTATGGCCCGATGCGGTGATTGATGGAGAACTATACGCTCCTAATTTTGGTCAGAAGCTTAATGAAGTAATGAAGCTAATTCGTAAGACCGTTCATATCACGCAAGCTGACCTTGATAAAAGCGAGAAGCTGGTACGGTTTTATATTTATGATGGATATGGGTATGATGGTGTTGAGAAGGAAACTAACTATCGCGCACGTTCCGCTGCAATCAAAAAGAATTTCTCTTCCAACCCATATTACTGTCAGGTCTTTACGCGTGTTGCGAATACTCACGAGGATGTAATGAGGATGTTCGCTGATGATATTAACGCTGGGGAAGAAGGTTCTATCGTTCGTATTTTGGGCGCTCCCTATGAGAACAAACGCTCATCGAATCTTTTGAAGGTAAAGCCTACTGACGACGAAGAATTTAAAATCGTCGGGGTTGAAGAAGGTATCGGAAATCGCGCTGGCACCGCTGGCAAAGTTGTGTGTTTGATGAAAGACGGGCGTACTTTCAAGGCTAATATCAAGGGAACGTTTGAACAGGCGAAGGATATTTGGGTACATCCTGAAAATTATGTTGGTAAGACTGCCACGATTTTCTTTTACGGATACACTGGAAAGTTGACGGAAACCGTGGATGGAATTGAGAAAACGTTCGCGACTGGCCGACCAAATTATGCTCAGTTCGACTGCAATCGCTCATTCGGTGGCGCTGCGGATAAAGATGAAAGTGATTGACATTATTTGAAAATCGCATAATATAAACGAAATGAAACCAACATTAATACTTATGGTCGGATGCGTTGCATCTGGCAAGACTCGCTTTTCGAAAGATTATGTCTCACTTAACCCTTCGGTCGTACGTCTTTCCACTGATGAGTTTCGCGCAATCGTTGGTAATGGTGAAGGCGACCAAACCGTTAGCGGAAAGGTTTTTCAAACAGTATATGCAGTTACCGAGCATCTGTTGAAACAGGGTAAATCTGTTTTAATAGACGCTTGCAATTATCATTTGAAAGCGCGAAAAGATTTCCTAGACATAGCAAAACGATGTGACGCAGAAACAGCAGCGTATGTTTTTCGAGTGCCATTAGACGTTCTTAAATTGAGAAATAAGGGTCGAGTGCGTCAAGTACCCGAAGATGTAATTGAAAAGCAATTTAACAATTTCGTAATTCCTACCGTTGGTGAGTTTGGATTCGTATGCAATGTAGAATAATATGTCACAACACGTAAATTTTAATACTAAAAAAACCCCATTATGGATTGTGTCAGACACACACTTTCACCATGACCGCGAATTCTTGTGGAAGCCTCGGGGCTACTCAGATATTCAATCGCATGACGAGGGTGTAAAAAAGAATTGGAATAACCTTGTAGGAAAGGACGATAACGTTCTTTGTCTTGGTGATTTTGTATTCAACGACCCTGATGGTTCGCGCTTTAAGCAATTACTTTCAGAGCTAAATGGGTACATCTATTTACTATGGGGAAACCATAATAGCGGCGTGAAAGCCGTATATAAGAGTGAAGTCCTTCGACAGTATGGAAGCGCGTTAGTTGAGGTATATCCTTTAGCGTATGGTAATAAAGTAATGTTTTTGGGCGACTATGTACTTGGACGCATTGATGGTGTGCCTTATGTTGCTTCGCACTTTCCATTTCGTATTTGGGATGAAATGCAGCACGGCTCTATTGCGTTGAGCGGCCATAGTCACGGTAACGATGAAGGGCGTAATCCAAAAGCTCTTGATGATAAAGCTCTCGATTGCGGCATCGACAACTTTGGTGGCCCCGTGTCATTTCAGGATGTAATGGAGATTATGAGGGGAAAGCAAACTGTTGTAATAGACCATCACGATAAGAATACTTTATCAGGGCATTAATTATGGTAAGAATTGCATGTATAGGTTCTCGTGATATTTCCTTATGGACTGCTGCTATTATGGAAAAAATAGGCGAGGTCATCGTTTTATCAGGAGGTTATATTGCGACGGGAAACGCTTTAGGTTCTGACGCCGCCTTTGCCCGTGGCGGAAATCGTGTTAGTCCATCCCATGTGATTCTTTATCTTCCTTGGAAGACATATAACGAAGAACTGATTGTCGAAAAGAATTTGGTTACGTGGCAGGACAATCCCGAGTGGGAGTTCATAGCTCGTGCCCATCATCCTGTTTACGACCAGCTTTCAAAAGGCGCAAAGCAGATGATGAACAGAAATGCCGGAATTCTCTCTAGGGCTAATGCGTGTATTGCTTTTCTGAATCATTCAAAACAAGGCT